AGCCAAGGCCTCTGGTCTGCCCTTGACGCACGAATTAAGAAACATGGGCATACCCGTTGTTAACTTTACGCCAAGCAAAGGAAATGATAAGATAACACGAGTCCATTCTGTATCGCCACTTTTTGAGGCGGGGATGGTTTGGGCCCCCGACACCGTCTTTGCCGATGAGATGATTGAGGAGGTGGCGGCTTTTCCGAACGGGGAGCATGACGACTTGGTTGATAGTATGACACAGGCCTTAATGCGATACCGGCAAGGTAACTTTGTTCAGTTGCCCAGTGACGATTGGGATGACGAGGACGCGAACATACAGGTTAGGGCGTATTACTGATGGGAGATTCGATTGTTGATCTGGGGGCGGGCGCTGCTGATTATGTAGGCGAAAAGCTGTCTGATATTTATGATTACATGATGGGGGCCCCCAAGGCGCGGGCTTCTGAGCGAAAAACGTATATTGTTCGTGGCAGCCCTAGGGGCCAGCAGCTTTATAGCGGCGAAGACCCCAACGCCAGAACATCTATTATGGACTATATAGGATTTGATGACGGCGGCGCGGTTCCAAATGGCTCTGCTGTAAATCTTGGGGCGGGCGGTTTTACCGATTTCTCGTCAATGTCGATGGACGAGGCGTTATACGGGACTAGCGACCCAGTAGAGATTTCCCGCCGCACACGGCCCTCCTACTCTGAGACGGGCGAAGCTTATTATTTTGTAGACGATCAAGCGCGGCCTTTTATTGATGAAGAGGGTTATCGCGTTGATTTAGGCTCTGACGCTCGTAGTCGAGGCATGGCCGGTGAGTATTTTGAACAAGAAATGGGCCGAGTTTCGCCGTATGAGGGCATGGCTGAGCCGTTGACGGGGCAGTCCACCCCGGATTTTAGTTCGCGGCCCACGGATCTTCGTGGTTACAAAGGGGCCCCAGAGCTTTATATGCAGGAAGGCGGCAACCCGGCCATTGAGGAGGCGGGCATCTTTTCTGCTTTGTTTAATGCACCGAACGCGGATGCTCAGAATCTTGTTCGTGAGTCGGGTCGCGAGGGCAGCGCAGGGGCCCAGACATATTATCCTGAAGGGGCGTTGACTTTTGAGCAGCGCTTGGAGCAGGAGTATGGTTATCCGTCTGTTCCTCGTGAGATGAGTGATGCGCCGGAAGATGTTCGTAATCAGCGGCCTCGTCCTGATATGCCAACATTTCAGGAGTTAGAAGACGCTCGTGCTCATGCGTTGATGTCTGCTGAGATGGCCAAGCAGTTTGGCCCGGAGACCGCGACTAAACTAGGAAATTTCGCGGAGGGTATAGACGCTTTGCCTATTCCTTTGATCGGGAACGCCACGCCGGAAGACGTGGCTATGGACAAGCGCAACAATGCTTTTGGTGTAAAATTGCTTCGTGAGGCTGGCGTTAACGCGACTTTGCCTGAGATTGCAAGAATGGTAGACGACAAAGTTTTTGAGCAGTTGGACCAGATTTTGGGCCGTGAGCCGGGGTCGAGGAGTTTCCGGTCGCCGTCCACGGGCATTGATGTTTATTTCCCGCGCAATGAGCAGGGCTTCTTCCAGACCAGTCGTTCGGGGTATTATTGATGGCGGACAATCCGGAAGACGATTTCTTAGAATCTTCGACCGCAGACCCTAGCATGACTTTGGGAGAAGCGGCGTATGCTACTGGTGCGATAGGTTCTAGTTTTGCGCCGGGTGCGGGTGTTGCGGATGTTATGGGTTATGCGCCGGATCCGTTTAATCCGGGTCAGATGTTGCCTTCTTTTTCTGAAAATGTTGCGCAAGGCAATTACATTGACGCTGGGATACAGACGTTAGGTTTAGCGGGGGATGCGTTTTATGCGGCGGCTCCGTTTACTGCGGGCATAGCGGCATTACCGGGGGGAGTTTTGAAAGGGGCCCAAGCGTTAGCAAAGACGTTGCGCGGTGGGACCATACCCAACCCCAAAACAACTACGCCGCAAGTATTTTTTCCTGATTTAGGTGAGAAGTCGCACGTTACGTTGCAGCCCGACGTTAAAAACGACGCGGTTAGCATTATGTACATTGAGGCGGATAAGCCCGGCCAAGGGCAGGGTGGTGAGATGCTTCGTCGTGTTACGGAACAGGCGGATGCGACAGGCACGAGGTTGACTTTGTATCCTGACCCGCGAGGCGAGGGCGGTTTAGATCAAGACGAGTTAATTGAGTTTTATCAGCGCAACGGGTTTGAGTTTCAGTATCCCGATCCAACTAACCCTGACCCTATTTTGGACATGGTACGTGAGCCGCGGCCTCCGGTTCAAAGTTCTACTTTGTATCGGTCAGAAGCACAAAGCTACGAGAGTCCCAATGAGGGTGCGGTTTTTTACACTCCGGACAAGTCGTATGCTGAGCTTTATGCTAGTGAGGATCGGGTGTTTCGGGAAACAAGTTTACCCGCGAATGTTTTTGACATTAGGGAACCCGGTAATTCCGAAGCTGTGCTAAATTGGGTTGACCAGAAGATCTCCAACTTAGAAGACATTTCGGGTGTTTCCGTTGATATTCGAGATGTTTACGCCGGTATTGAACAGGGCGGTCCGCAGGGCGCGTCTCGTGCTTTAGCTGCTTATAACACCATTTTAGCCAAACAGGCAGATCGTTCAATAATTCCGGGTCAAGCCGAAAAAATGTTCATGCAAGATTTTGGCATTGACGCGATGACCATAAAAGAGGCTGGTCGAGACTTAGATGAATATAGCGTAGCTTTTAAGGACGCACCGCGGCCCACGGACCCTACGTCGGGATCTTTGTCTGATCTAAGCACACCAGAGTTGATTACTTCATGGGTAATTGAGCCAAGTAAGGTAGACCGGGCAGAGGTTGCAAGTCGATTGTTGTCTCAGCCGGATGTTGTATCTAGGTCAAACCAAGCCCTAGACACTCTGGGGTATGGGGACACCGTTCCTATGTTTAGGCTAGTAAAGCTAACAAACGATGGGGACCTTCAACCGGAAGGCCTAATTTCAGCCACGCTTGACCCAAACAAGGTTCCTTCAAACATAAAATTTTTGACTCAAGGTAAGTTTGGGATGACTACCCCGACGGATTATAGGCTTGTCCGATATGATGTCCCGCGAGAAAAGATTGCTGGATATCTTCCTGCTGTTTCTGACGATATAAAAAGAACAGTAAACCGAGCAGTAAAAGAAAAAGGGTTTGGGCAAGACAACGTCCCCGGAATGACCACGGTTACAAACCCCGCAAAATATGCGAAAGAGTTGATTGATCTTCAAGATGAGATCATTGCCGATGTAAGCGGTTTGAAACCGACAGTTTTGGTAGATGATTCTGGCAGGCCCATGAATATGCTTTCTATGGGCGGAGCTCTTCCTAAACTAATTGCAGAGGGTCGGGTAACTACGCCGGAGGATATTTCTGAAATTTTACCAAACTATTTTGCGCTTAATCCAATGGAGTACGCCAGACAAGGAAACGATATTCCATTTGAAGTGGCCGAAAAACAGGCAAGAGAGGCTTTAATCAGCCGCTATCAAGACTTTTTTGGCATTCAAAACAAAGCAGAAGGCGGAGTAATAACTTTGGCCGACGTAGCGCGGAACATGAACCGCGGCCCACGGGGCGTGGGCAGCCTAGCACCAATTGCTAGAAATATGTATAGGACTATGGTAAGTTAGTCTTGAAGGAGATAACGCATGGCACGTGAACCTATTGGCGGCATGGTGGACAAAAATGTCCCGTCGCAGTTGGATCCAGAGGATTTAGCGGCTGAAGTGGAGCTAGAGATTCCGGGCAGCATGGACAATGTCGTGTCTTTTGAGGGCATGGCGGAAGGAATGGATATTGAGATATCGCCGGAAGAGGATGGCGGTGTCACTGTAGATTTTGAGCCAGCGGATCAGCGCGGCGAGAATGATGATTTTTATGCAAACTTGGCCGAAGAGATGCCTGAAAGGGAGCTTGGCCGCATAGCCGGTGAGTTGTTGGGTGAGTTTGAGGCCAACAAGGCTGGCCGACAGGATTGGGAAGATGCTTATGCAAACGGTTTGGAGCTTCTTGGGTTCAACTACGAGGAGAGGACCCAGCCTTTTAGAGGGGCTTCTGGGGTTACGCACCCGTTGCTTGCCGAGGCGGCTACGCAGTTTCAGGCGCAGGCGTTCAATGAGTTGTTGCCTGCCAGCGGCCCCGTGCGAACTGCTATTATGGGAAGCGAGACAAGAGAAAAGCAGTCCCAAGCGCAGCGCGTAAGGCACTTTATGAATTACTACATCACGAATGTGATGGAGGATTACACCCCTGACATGGACCAGATGCTGTTCTATTTGCCATTGGCGGGTAGTACATTCAAGAAGGTCTACTATGACGAGACTTTGGGTCGTGCAGTAAGTAAGTTTATTCCTGCTGAGAACCTGATTGTGCCGTATGAGACGGCAGATTTGGACACTTGCCCAAATATTACGCAGGTTGTGCGTATGTCTTTGAACGATTTGCGGAAGAAGCAGGTCGCAGGGTTTTATTTAGACGTGCCGGTTATTCCCGCACAGGCAGAAATGGACAGTGTGGGGGACGAACTTGACCGTATTGACGGTGTTTCGCCGACACAGATTGACTATGACTGCACCATTTTGGAGTGTCACGTTGATTTAGACCTTGAGGGGTATGAAGAGCTTGACGATGACGGTGAGCCGACAGGTATTAAAGTACCATATGTTGTCACCATCAGTCAGGACAACGGGCAGGTATTGGCAATTCGCCGAAATTACCGCGAGGATGACGAGTTAAAGCGCAAGATACAGTATTTTGTGCATTATAAGTTCCTTCCGGGCTTTGGTTTTTATGGTTTGGGCCTTATTCACACCATTGGCGGTTTGTCACGAACCGCCACGGCGGCGCTGCGACAGTTGATCGACGCTGGTACATTGTCCAACCTCCCAGCGGGTTTCAAAGCCCGTGGACTGCGTATCAGGGATGACGATGACCCGTTGCAGCCCGGAGAGTTCCGCGATGTGGACGCTCCCGGTGGGGCTATTCGTGACAGCCTGATGCCGCTGCCATTCAAGGGCCCGGACGCTACCCTG